CAACCCTTACGATTGACTACTTCTCTTGCATCATAACCCTCCTTGCGCTGCTTACCAAACTGCACATTGAAAAGTTTATTATTGACGTTCGTACTGCTCATTTTCATTTGTTTGCGTGAATGTCGCTTCTGCTATTCTTGACCCGTTTAATCTCATGCGTCCAGTCTCAACTAACTTGTCAGCCAACGACGGGTCTAAGTTAACATTATTATCTTGAGTTCTAACCTCGTAGGTGTAGAAACCGTTTTGTCCTAAATTAATATCCTGCGGTATGTCCAATTCAAACATATTGTATCGCTCAGGATGTAGCGATATATCCTCCAAAACTATGTTAAAGGTCTTATTTGTCATCTCCTCTGTAAAGGTAAACAAATAATAAGGCACACCCTCCGACAATTCAGAGAGTGTGCATACAAAAGTATTAATAATATTTCGCTCTAAGTTAAGCACTTGGAGACGATGGTGTGATAGTTAACGCATCAACTACATCCTCATCTACATTCGGTACAGCAGATATTTCTTGCCCTACAAAAGTAAGTGAGTGTCCATTTGGGTCTGTTTTCGTTACACCCGTTCCTGCCTCGTTACCATCACCTAAGCGCAAACCATCGTGAAGCCCAAGACAGATCCAAGTCTTATCCGACTTTTCTACAAACCAAACACACGTGTTTCTCGCCACTCTAAATAACTCCTCGCGAAGTTCCTTAGAATCGTTGTTTAACACAATGTTCAGTTCAATGTCTGATGTTACCGCACCGCGCTCAGCTCTGTTAATTGGGTAGTTTGCGCTGGACAAGTTCATCTCCAACTCATACATATAACCACCAACACCAGCAACAAGCGGATTAAATACCGTAATCTCATTATCTGTGATGTCCAGACTATCATAGTCAAGACGCTCAATTGGAACTGGAAGAGCCTTACGAATACCACCAACCGATACCGCGCACAGCTTGTCATTCCATCCCATTGTTAAATCGCAATCTTCTAATGCCATCTTTTTAATTTTTTAAGGTTAAGGGAGAGCCGAAGCCCTCCCATTTAAATCAGTTAATTATTAGCTAGGAGAAGATGTAGGCTCCCATTTCACGAACTCATCGAAGTAAGGCACGGTTACACCCGCACGGAACTTGATAGACATTTTCAATTTGTCATCATCCTCAGAGTACCATAAACGGAAGTCCATTAAGTCATTCTGTGCATCTGTACCGAAAATCATCTTTGACAATTTACCGCCATACACACCAGTTTGACCTTTAAGACCAGGCACACCAACTACAGTACAATTTGTTCCTGCCAAACGTACGCTAAAATTACCCTGCTGCAACTCCTCAGAAGAGTAAGCAAACAAGTTTTTAGTAACCATGTCAGTTTTCAATGACTGCAAGTTAGCAATGTTACAGAAGATTGTGAAGTCATCAGCGTATGCTACGTCCTCATTTTCCTCTACCATTGCAGTGTAGATTGCCACAAACACGCTATAAGCATTCGATGCATTGATAGCGGCAACCGCAGCAGCAGATGAAGCGTCTACAACGTCAGCAGAAGCATCCAAGATAGTTTTAAAACCATCAAAAAACGACAAGTTACCAGTTGAGATGTTTGTATCTCCTTGCCATAACACAGAATCGAAAGCGTTAGAGTGAAGTCTTAACACGTAGTTAGAGATAGCATCCGCGAATGGCAACTCTTCCTGACCTGCTTGCACACCTTGACGAAGTGCTTGCTGTGTAAAGAAACCAACTAAGTCCTCATTACAAAACTCTTTTTCGATTTTCATCGGTACAACCGTTAAATCAGTTGTATCAAACTCAGTGTCTCCTGATGCGTTGAACCCACAAGCAGCAGCAGATTGGTAGTTGATTTCGTCGTTCAACAAAGGAATCTGTTGTGTTCCCTTGATACCCGTACGGATGTCAATCAATTCAAGTGTGCGACCCTCTGTAACCGCTCGGGTTACCAAGTTCAAGTCGTTCTCATCTACATACGCATCCAATTCAGATACGTCGTAATCAAATTTGCTTTTAATAGCCTTTTTTAAATTTCCCATTTTGATTTATTATTTAAGATTAATTTCCTTTGATTTGCTCCATCATTGCTTTAAGCCGTGGATTTGTTTCAGTTCTCGCGAACTTCTTTTTTTGTGGCTCAGCAGCAGGAGCGACTTCTAGTTTAGCAACACGCGCAGCAGTTTCTTCAACAATTGCAGCCATTTCGTTACTTACCTTTTTCACTTGCTCTACCTTTGCAAACTCACCCATTCCAGCAATAGCTGCTTCAATAGCTGCTAAACGTGGTTCAATGATTTGCATCACTTCGGTAACGATTGCCGTTTGCTCTTCGGGAGTTACTTCCATTTCTTCGGTTGTCTCCTCGGTTGCTTGCTCTTCAACAGCAGCCTCAACGATTGCCTCAACAATACCCTCAGCGGTTACGATAACGCGACCATCTTCAAGCGTGTGTTCACCGTCTGGCGCAGGGATAGCTTCACCATCTTCAAGCACCACAAACAACGGAGTGCCAAGCGCAAGCTCTCCCTCCCATTGCACAACCGTACCATCGGCAAGGTTTGCATTCTCAAATTTCGCAGTAGTCTCTTCGGCTGCCTCCTCGCTAAATGTAGCGGTTAACAACTGCCCGATTTTCTGCATAATTGTTTTTTCCATATTGAATTTATTTTGATTAATTTCTTCTAAATAAAAGTCTCCCTCAACTGACCAACCCGTAAAGTTTTCTTTCGCGTAGTTATACTCTTCTACGTCTTTAAAGTGATACCCTAGCAACCAAGTGCCATCTGGATGATCACTAAATCGCTCAGGTGCTTCAAAGCCATTCTTTCGATCAATAATGTAACTCATGTACATAACCGCACTTTTTACAGGCTTAGAATCGTCGTGGTCAAATGTCAACTCATTCCAATAGCCCTTAGCACCATAAGTGTATGCCATCTGCTCAATGTCCTCACGGAAAAACACTACTTCATGCTCTCCGATTTCGGGATGGTTTCTGTAAATAGGCTTATTCGGCACAATTGCAACCCCTACAATGTTCTGCTTAACATCGTCAAACTCGTATTGTATAGCGTCCTTAGAAAATGCATAAGACGCGATTTCATGCGCAGGATTGGCTACAATAGAGTTTTTGTAGACAACTACGTCATTTTCGGGATCTATATATATTCTAAACTTTTTCATTAACTTTGCCTATACTATAAAATGTCAAAGGTGGTCACTTTTTTATATGTCTGGAAAAAATCGGATGAGTTTGAGCTAGAAAATAGCATTAAACTTGCACGTAAAAACTACCCTAATTGTCGAATAGTTTTAGTTGGTGATGAGCCAAAAACAAAAGTAGACTTGTACATACCGCATCGTCAAGTCGGAAAATGCAAAGCAAAGAAAACAAGCAGCTCAATATTGCACGCAGCAAAACAACTGGATAACTTTGTACTAATGACTGACGATACATTTTTAAATAGTGGGTTTAACTTTACTAATGCATACCATCGCGGTCAATTGGTCGCGGATAACAACCTCGGCAACTACAACCTAAACATTATTAACACAATCAAGTTTTTGGAATACTACGACAAGCCACTTTATAACTTTGAGTGCCATCAGCCTTTTATGTTTGATTCCGATAAACTGCTTACGTTGTTCAATACAATCGACATCGAACACCATCACCTAATGAAATCAATATATTGCAACTATTACAACTTAGAAGATGGCTTTAAGCCAAACCTAAAAACAAACAACGTAAAGGATGCAGCCAAACACTACGAAAACAACAGATGCTTTTCCACCACCGACGACATTACGCGAGATATGAAAAACTTTATAGTGTCGCTAACTGCTGAATGCCCTCCACCTCCTGCTGAGTAGCCGTCATATCAGTCTCAACTACTTGCGCTGTTACGGTTATGTTTGTGGCATTGGCTGTTGTGTTTTCTGCAAATATCTCACTACCCTCATTCGCTTGTCCAAATAGACTTATTTGCTGTTGTGGATTGGTAAGTTGTGATGTACTTCCACCCGTTGCAACTGAGCCACCCGCAGCACCACCACCAGACGCATTGAATTGTTGTTTTGATATTTTAGCAACGTTAGCCAAACCAGCAGCTCCCGCAATAGATGCAGCGATAGCCGCCCGAATTGGTGCGGTAGGGTCTGCTTGTAATTGTGAGCGATACGCTGCAATAGCTGATTCATAAGTCAATACTAAGCCGTTAGCAATAGCCGCTGCTTTCTGCACTTGGAATGCTCGCTTTTGTTGCTTTTCGTTTTGACCCGCAAAGGTTGCTGCAAGTTCACCCAATACATTAAAGGTTTGAACAGCAGCATCACGTCTAAATTGCATTATTTGCATTTCTAACTCCATTGCTTGGTCAGCTGCTTCTTTGTCCTTAGCAGCCTTTTCCGCTCTTTGTTGCTCTTCTAATGCTGCGCGCTCATCGGCAAAACGTTTTTGTATGTCCAGCATAGCCTGCTGTTGCGCCTCTTCCAATAATGCAACGTCCTCGCCTGCCTCGCGTGCTGCTTCAATAATAGCATTATACTTATCTTGTACAGCATTCAGCTCTTGGTTTTCCTTGCTTATCTTGGTCTGTAAAAACTCATCTTCCAATTTAGCAATCTGCATCTGTAAGTCCGCGCGGTCTTTTGCCTCTTGGTCTCTTATTGCTTGTTGACGTTTTTTCTCTTCCTCTTCGCGTTGAAGTCTATCCGCTTCCTCTTTATCGCGTGCTTGCTTGCGTATATTACTTAACCTTTCTTGGTGTGCCTTTTCGTCCTTTTCTTCGCCAGTTCTAAACTCAACATTAGCAACCTTTATTTCATCGGTTAACTTTTGTCGTAACTCATTGTCCGCCCTAATGGCTGCGTTATTAGCCTCAATTTGTGCGTTAATTTCTTCAGCTTCCTCTTTGGTTAATTTGCCTAGTTTCTTTTTTAACAGAAATTCAGAAGTAAGTAATTTATTCTTTTGAACCAACAGCGCTCCCTCTGTTCTACTACGCTCTATTGTCTCTCGTCGGAGTTGCTGCTCTGCTTCAAATATATCTTTTTTGCTTGCACCCTCTGCACGTAGTAGTCGAATGCGTAAATTGCCAGTGCGCTCAAACTCCGATTTTTCCTTACGCATTGCAGCAATCTTTGTATCGACTTCTTTTTGCGCTTCTCTACCCGCCTCTATTCGTCTGTTTAGTTCGTTGTCATGTCTTTTCTTCCGCTCCTTTTCCTCATCACTTTCAATTAACCCTAAAACTTGCAATGCGTTTTTAAATGGTGTTAACGCAAAATCAATTACGTCCAGCACTACATTCTTAACCGATTCAAAGTTGGCAATTAATGCGCCAATAGCCACAACAGCAGCACCGATACCAGTTCCGATTAAGGCTAACCTAAACAACTTCAATGCACCCGTAGAAGTGCCGACAATGGCAGCATAAGCAGCTTGCGCAGCACTTAACGCACCAGTGCCTAATGCCTGAGCTTTTAACACTAACACGCTTTCCTTAGCGAGTGCTTGTTGTACTGCTTGCAATGAGTTCACAACACCCTGCGCTGCTTGTAACTTGGTTAGTGTTTCAATCAAGTTTTCATTCTCAACACCTAGCAAAGTAGTCACCCCTAGAACACCTTGGTAACCTTGTACAACACCCGTACCCAACTGCAACGCTGCCTGCACGTTTGCACCATCGTCGGCAAGTCGTCTAGTTGCTAAACTAACTTGGTCAATCCTATCACGCAGCACAGCAGCCTCTTCAATCGCTTGTCTACCTATCGGACTATTTGCACCCGCTTCTAATGCAATAGCTTGGTATTGTTGAATAACCTTGTTTAGTTGACGTAGTGACTGACCGCCTTGTTGTGATTGCTTGCGTACTTCGTCTAACTGCTTGGCATAGTTTCCGCTGTCCTTGGCTGCTGTTTCTGTTGTTTTGTTAACACCTTTGACTGCATCGTCAACTTGCTTTAAGTCTTTTGCTGAGTTACCTGTGTTAACTCGTGCGTTTATGATAAAATTCCTTTCTGTTGCCATTATCCAAATATTTCAATTACTATGCTTGCATCTTCCAATCCACCGTCTACTAGCGTCTCGCTTAAATTTCTAGTCGATATCCTTACTGAGCTGTCCGTGCGCTTGCTTATGCTTAATAAAAAATTACCCCTGCCATTGCTTATCTGACAATTTACCGACTTACCTATAAAAGCATCTGTTGTAAATAATAGGTCGTATGTTCCCGTAGAAAATCGCGTAAATGATACCAAACCAATACCATCTACTTGACTTGTAAATGTCGGGTCATTCGTACTTGTTTGCGTTACCTCTCCAATCTTAAATGTAGCGGGTACAATCATGTCCTTTCCATCTACAAACAACTTATCACAATGCAACCCGTCAGCGTCAATAGTTTTACCATCACCAATCACTATCGCATTTTTTGCGCTTACTTCGTTTCTGTTACCTATAATCAAACCGCCTGCACCCTCACCAAATGTATTTCCTCGTCCGTGTACTTCAATCCATGGATGATTTCCTGAGTAGGTATTGTTGAACTTATCGCTTACCATTCCAATGCCAATCGTAGGGTTAACAATCACTGGATTGCCAATTGGAATATCACCTAATGGCGGTTGGTTAGGCACACCCTCGCCTGCCTCATTTGAACGCACTACATTAATACTTAACTCATCGTCAATACTAATTAGCGTCACCTTGGTCAACTGACGGCTGGCAGCGTTAAATGCTATCTCTTCGATATTCCACCATGAGTTGTTTATATACACACGGTCATTCAAGTTTAACACGGCTATATCGGTAGGTTTTAAGTCAAAGTACCCTATCGCACGCTTACCGCTATTCAACTGCTTAAATGTACGTCTATAATGGTTATTGAATAAGTTGTTACTAGTTAGTCTTATACCTTGGTAAAAGTAAAAATCACACACCCCAAAATTAAGGTCATACGTCGGGAATATGTGGTTATTAAAGTGACTAATCGCAGCATATTGCGTTAACTGAGTTGGTGCAATATTACCCTCTTCCAATACCTCAAAAGCACCACTCTTTACCCCTTGGTAGTATAGTAACCGTATGTTATAATCATTCTCAGCAATAGGCAAGGCAGGCACAACAGCACTATCCAATGTGCGTAACATAGGAGTGGGTGAAAACACCACCTCGCGTCGATCCGTTCCCTTTGTGTTTTCGCATTGGAATACGTATCGAAGTTGTCCGTATGTCTTACCCGTTGCACCTCTGTAACTTTCATTGTGCGGGTCTTTGTCGTCCTTGTAACTTAACTCAATCGATTTGCTTACTACATTCGGCAAAAACTCAACTTCAAAGTCTTTATCACGTGCTAGTTTCTTGCTCCAATCGTACTCGCGTCCAGTGTCGTAATATTTATCACGCGGTATGTACTTTATTTTTTGCGGGTTGCCCTCGTCCACCAATGGCAGCAAGTTAAACATCGTACATACTGAGCGCACAATGTCAGACTGCTTTATCTTCTTTGGAATAAAGTCTTGCAAATACACTGGTACGCCCTCTTGATATTCTAATCGTGGAAGTATAACCGCGTTAATGCTTGTAATGGTTAATTTAGGAGTGACTGGTGTGAAAAACCCAGTAGAATCAAACTTCCAATTGCTTTCTAAGTTAGGAATAAATATAGTAAACCCAATTAACTCAATCTTATCTCCTGCCTCACATGGTATAGCACGCACACCGTTACCTATACCACTGAACACATTACTACCTAAGTCTAACTCCGTTCCATTTACCAACACCACGCGCCCCGACGTTTGATGACTAAAAAAGTCAGTAGTCGAACCGCTTATCCGCTTGAAATGTGCGCGGACAAATATCTCCAACTGCTGACCGTTGTCCACAACCAATTCTGTATCGTCGTCAGCGTCTAAGTCAAGGTCAAAACTAAAATCAATCAGAACGTCATACACGCTTGATAGTGGCGCTTCAAACTCTGGATCAACATATCCGCTTGTCGGGTCTAAAATAACGTTACTAAGCCCGTTAAAATAGTTGTTGGGGTTCGCGTTAAAATCATTAAGCAGTCCATTTGTGTAGGTTGCAGCAACAGCCGAGCCATCAATCGAAGTAATAATGCCGTTCGCCTCGTTAAACACGCCCAAACTTTTCATCTCAATCTCTGGCAATGCTTCCACCACGGGAGAGACATCAGGATCTTGCGCCTTGGGAGTACCTAACTCAGCGCCCTTTGACCTCTTCGCCTCATCAGATGCCTCATATTTACCCGTAAATGGAATAACCAACCTATCTAATTGGTAGTTGAAATCAAACAACTCCGTAAACTCATATTCAAACCCGTTCTGCTCATGGATTGCATTCCAATAAGCTAGCAAAAATATAGCAGGGTAAAAGTCTTTTACTTCATATTGCAACGTTTGGTTAAATAGTCGCGGGTACAAATATACATCCTCGTAAGTATGCGCGTAACTATCCTCAATCTCTTCAAGGCTCAAATCGTGATAAGTGTCGGGTGTCGCAATAACTAAGTCAGTCAGCTCCTTATTACCCATTTCTTTAAAGAAGTCAACAACATCATTATACACAATCGCGGAATATTCTACATAGTCCACCGACTGCCCAACAGCATCACCGCGTTTAATCACTCGTTTCAATTGGAAGTAGGCACGTGGAAACACATTAATCCCGTCCTGGTATACATCGCAGCGAATCTTCTTATTTATATCAAATGTGGTATCAATTACGTTCACGTCAAACAACTGCCCTAGTATCTGGTTAGTCTCTCCTGTACCTACAATTTTCAATGTCTTAGAATAACTACCCGACCGCTTGTCTAGTTGCGTAATATCACTAACCGACTTGTATATCGGGAACGCCTCGCTGTTCTTAACAACAAGTTTCTGACCCGTTTCTAATATTATCTCTGTTACCAATTTACTACGTCTTTATTTGTTATTTCAATATCAATATCATAGTATCGTATGCCCTCAAAATACTCGTCTTTTATTTCTAAGTTGCTAGTCACTACCTTGCAGCGCACATAATCGTCTGTTCC